CCAGATAAAGCTTCGTTTGGCAGCAGAAATGTTTGAAGAATCTGGTGTTGAAGTAGATTTTGAAATAGAAAATATTGCTGAAGGCAATATAATGAAAATGGGTAGAACCAAAATGGTTCGAATCCGTATTCGTGCTGGTAAAGTACAAAGACGTAAAAAGTTGTCTGCAGTTCCAGGGTTTACCATTCGTGGTGGTAAAATGATTCGGATGAGTCCGATGGAACGTAGGCACCGTAAAATGGCAGCAAGACGAGCTAGATTTAAAAGACGAGCCAAAATGCAACAGTCTTTAAGAAAAAGAAGAATATCACTCAGAAGAAGAGGAACATACGGATTATGAAGTTAATTAAAGAAATAACCGAAACGGTCAGTTATCTTGTAGAAGATTCTGATGGTAAAAAATCTTTACATATAGAGGGTCCTTTCTTGGTTGCTGAAAAGAAAAACCGTAATGGTCGTCTTTATGAATTCAATACAATGAAAAAAGAAGTATCCAGATATACAGAAGAATACATCAATAAGCATCGTGCTTTTGGTGAATTGGGCCATCCAGAATCACCATCTATTAACTTGGATCGTGTATCACATATGATCACTTCACTAAAAGAAGATGGTACGCAATGGATTGGTAAAGCAAAAATTTTAGATACTCCTATGGGTAATATCGCCAAAAGTCTTATTGAAGGCGGTGCTCAATTAGGTGTATCTTCACGGGGCATGGGCTCACTAAAGAATGTCAATGGAGTTAATGTCGTTCAGCCCGATTTTTATCTAGCCACAGCGGCAGATATAGTAGCAGATCCTTCTGCGCCTGGAGCATTTGTCCAAGGCATTATGGAAGGTAAAGAATGGATGTTAGTCAACGGTGTTTGGACTGAAGTAGAACACTCTCAAGCCATCAATGAAATAAAGAAGGCTTCACGCAGAGAGATCGAAGAAGTAAGTCTACGCATTTTTGAGAACTTCATGAAAAAACTTTAAATATAAATATCCAATATAAATCAAGGAGATTTTCAAAATGGCAAAATTTAATCTGTCTGAAGCCGCTAAAGAAATACTTTCTGCATCTGTAGCAAGCAAAAAGTCTGGCCAAGATAAACCACAAAAATTAACTGGCGATGTTGCTTACGGCACAAAAGAAGTTGGCGACATTGGTACAGAAATTACCAAGACAACCGATGCTGGTCCGGATGCAACTAAGGGTGCTCCAACAGCAACTGCTCCTGGTGCCACACCTCCTGTAGGTTCTGAGCCAATGAAGAAACTGGCCAAACAACCACAAGAGCAAGGTTCTAATGAGCAACCAGAAGGCAAAGCTGCTTCACAAAAGTTTGCTAAGAATCCTGGTGCCACATTCCAGTCTTATGGCGAAGAAACTGAAGCTGAAGAAGAAGTCATTGCTGAAGCTGAAAAAGAAGAAGGCCATGAAGATGAGAAACAAGATAAGGCCATGATCAAAAAAATGATCAACAAAGAAAAAATGAAGGAAGATATTGACGCTTTGATGTCTGGCGAGAATCTTTCTGAAGAATTCGTACAAAAAGCTGCTACAATTTTTGAAGCTGCCGTTATTGCACGTGCAGAAGAAGTTATTGCTGAAGCTGAAGCCGAGTTACTTGAGCAATTTGAAAGTGCCATCGAAGAAGTTAAAGAAGATTTGGCAACTAAAGTTGACGATTATCTAAACTATGTTGTTGAGCAATGGATGAAAGAAAATGAAATTGCAATCGAGAAAGGCCTACGTGCTGAGATTGTTGAAGATTTCATTGGCGGTTTACGCAATCTATTCATTGAGCATTACATCGACATTCCTGCCGACAAGGTAGACGTTGTTGAAGAACTCACAACACGAGTTGAAGAACTCGAATCTTCTTTGAATGAGCAGATTACTCATGGTATCGAACTCAAAAAAGAATTAAACGAACAGAAAAAAATTGAGGCTATCTACACAGCGTGTGAAGGCCTGACGCAAACCCAAGTAGAAAAATTGAAATCACTCGCAGAGGGTGTGGAATTTACTACTGAGGAAGAGTTTATCGAAAAACTATCCACTTTAAAAGAATCATATTTTAAAGCAGAAGTTAAAGTAGCAGACAATTCCGCTCTAGATGATGAAGTTCAAATTGAAGAAGAAAAGAAGGTTGTAAAATCTTCCGATCCTTTAATGGAAGTTTACTCAAAAGCAATTTCACAAACTGTAAACAAATAATAACAAATATACAACAAAAGGAAAACAAAAATGTATATGACTGAAGAACTACAAAAAAAGTGGACACCAGTTTTGGAGCATCCAGAACTCGAAGCCATTAAAGACCCATACAAGCGTGCTGTTACAGCTCTCGTATTAGAGAACCAACAACAAGCTATGTCGCAAGACCGTATGGCCCTTAACGAAGTTACTGTAACTGGTCCAGAGAATGCTACTGGCAATGCTATTCAGAACTTCGACCCAATCTTGATCAGCTTGGTACGCCGTGCTCTGCCAAATCTAATCGCTTATGATGTTGCTGGTGTTCAGCCAATGACAGGTCCTACCGGTTTGATTTTTGCAATGCGTGCTCGTTATAGCACACAAGACGGTGCTGAGGCTTTCTTCAATGAGCCAAATACACAATTCTCTGGCTCTGTATCTGCAACAAACCCATACGGTTTCCAAGGTACAACAGCACAAGATACAGCTAACACGTTCCAAAACCCAACAGCATTGACAACCACAACAGGTATCGCAATGCCAACAGCTAACGCTGAAATCTTGGGTTCTGATTCTCCTGCTAATGCTTTCCAACAGATGGCATTCAGCATTGAGAAAGTAACTGTAACAGCTCAATCACGTGCTTTGAAAGCTGAGTATTCTTTAGAACTCGCACAAGACTTGAAGGCAATTCATGGTCTTGATGCTGAAACAGAATTGTCTAACATTCTGTCTACAGAAATCCTCGCTGAGATCAACCGTGAAGTTATTCGTACCATTTACACAACTGCTGTTGCAGGTGCTCAGTATGGTACAACAACTGCTGGTTACTTTGACCTCGATACAGACTCCAACGGTCGTTGGTCTGTTGAGCGTTTCAAAGGCCTCATTTTCCAAATCGAGCGTGATGCTAACGTAATTGCTAAGCAGACTCGCCGTGGAAAAGGTAACGTATTGATCGTTTCTTCTGACGTTGCTTCCGCAATGGCAATGGCTGGTGTATTGCAATATACTCCTGCTTTGTCTGCTGATTTGCAAGTAGATGACACAGGCAATACATTTGCTGGTTTACTCCATGGTCGTATCAAGGTCTACATTGACCCATATTTCGGTGGATACACAAGCAATCAAGAACTCGTAACTATCGGTTACAAAGGTTCTAGCCCATACGATGCTGGTTTGTTCTATTGCCCATACGTTCCATTACAGATGGTTCGTGCTGTAGACCAATTCACATTCCAACCAAAGATTGGTTTCAAAACCCGTTACGGCATGGTAGCCAACCCATTCGCCAAAGGTTCTTTGGTAGGCAATGGTGCTCTCGATTCACGTTCAAACGTTTACTATCGTTTGTTCGGTGTCAAGAACTTGATGTAATAAAAAGTCCTCGTCAAGAAGGACATTTCAAAGAGACCACTTCGGTGGTCTCTTTTTTTATGACCTAAATACTTGTATGTTCAAAGGATTATTTCAATAAATGAGTGCCATTACCAGAACTCCAGAAAATACAGGTTATCTACAACCGTCAAAGTTTCTTTTAACTTTTGACCGTATACCAAACTGCCAGTATTTTTGTCAATCAGTAAACATACCAGGAATGAGCTTAGGGCAAGCACAAATGACTTCTCCTATGTTGGACGTTTTTGCACCTGGAAACAAACTAACGTATAACCAACTAAATGTTAATTTTCCTGTCGATGCAGCGGTTGTATCATGGAAAGAAATCCATGAGTGGTTCCGTTCCATCGCATCTCCAGAGGGTTTTCCTGAAAGGAATAGGTTATCAGATCAACAAACCAAGTTTGGTAGTAAAAAGCCAAAGTATTACTCTGATGCCATCTTAACAGTATTGTCTGCTTTAAACAATCCTATTGTAAGAATCCAGTTTATAAATGCTTTTCCAGTATCACTATCAGACATCCAGTTTGATACCAGAATGACGGCTGAAGATATTATTACATGTGATGCTACGTTTGTATATGATTATTTTAATTTTGTAAGTCTATAAAACAGCTTGACACAATAACATAAGTTGTGTTAAAATGTAACTTTATAGTTAACTATTTGATTTTATTATGGAAAATTTAGAACAAGTATTAAAGTTTTGGGAAAAAGACGTTGAAATGGACCAGACAGAACCTGGTAAAGAACTTCTACGTATACCAATTCTACACAACAAATACCTCTCCATACTAACAAAACACAAGATTGCCTCTAAGAAGGCACATTTCGATTATCTCCGCATGAGAAAAATCAAGTGGGAATACTACACAGGCAAGATGTCGCAAGAAGAACTTCAGGAATACGGTTGGGAACCATTCCAATTCACACTTAAATCTGACATCAGTACCTATCTTGAAGCCGATACCGACCTCATAAAGTTGTTAGAAAAAAAGGTATACCATGAAGAATGTATTTCGGTTATAGAATCTATTATGAATGAATTAAAACAAAGAACATGGCAACTGAGAGATTTCATCTCTTGGGAAAAATTTATAGGAGGCCAGTAATGTCTTTTCTAGTTGCAAATATACCACCCGTTAAATGTTTTGTTCGCAAAGAGTTTCTTTATAACCATGAAAAAGGTCATGGTGAATTAGAACCTTGTGTATGGATAACTGCCAAGGCAATCAAAGGTCAGGCATTCCGCATTGAATGTATGTTGACTGAATATGGTGCGTTGTTTGATAAGTTACCAATCTCTGCATA